GGGAGGGCAGGCCGTACGCGTAGGGGCGGGCCATGTCGCGCTCGATCCCATCTCGTTGTAGAACACGGATTGGCCCCTCGGGGTCGAGCTGGTACTTGGTGACCGAGAAGGCCGTCACGCGGTCGAGGATTCGGCCGAGACGAATTGTGGAGACGCGTCCACCCCGGTTGTCGCGCATGAATACAAAGAAGTCGCGCAGCAGACTCTCACACACGATGTACTCCGGCCATCCCTGGCCAGCGACGATCTCACCGTCGCGCAACTTCTCGTACCACCACTCGTCCTCGGGTGTCAGAGAAAACTCCGCTTGCTCCCGGTGCGCGTCGGTCTTGGGCATGTCTCGTACGTTGAACTGCGAGATATCACGCGCCAGGAGCGACGCCAGGAGGGCCTCAAACCCTCCGCTCAGCATCTCCTGCCGGAGCGCATCGAAGAAGGATCCGTCCTGACGGTTGTCCCCTTTCACGTCCAGCACGAAGTATCGACGGTCATGGGACCCGACCGAGAGGACCCAAGGCGAATTTGACGCCATGATGAGGTGGATGAAGTTGGGCGTGGGTTCCGCGTCCACGCCCTTGGCCTCCGTGATGATCATCGCTTCCGTGACGATTGCCTTCAGCATGGACTCCGCTCGTTTGTCGTCGCTGGCGAACGCCTCGTCAGCGTACATGACGACGCAATCCCGCATGTGGGAGTTGAACGAGCCCACGAGGTGCTTGGAGTCGGTGACCTGGAGGAAGTGTCGCCCGAGGAGCTTGCCGAATGTCGTGGCAAAGACGCCCTTGCCTACGCCAGGATCACCCCGCATGACGACGGCCACCTGCCCCGGTTCGGCAGGTCGCTGGACCGTTCGAGCCATCCAGTTGAGAAGGTACTCGTAATGCTGGGCGTTGCCGCCGCAGATGTTCCGCTGGATGTGGTCGAGGTATAGCGCGCAGGAGCCTGACGGGTCGGGCGCATAGGCAAAGCCCTTCCACAGGTTGAATGCTCCAGGAGTATCCTGACCTGGAGCGAACGTCACTGAGTCGAAAACACGGCCGGACTTGTGCTCCAGCCACCAAAGCGCGGCAGGCTTCGTCGAAGGCTTGCCGTCAGAGCCAGTCCAATCCACCGTCAGCTTCTTGTACCCCAGTATGAAGTCCGATTGGTTCTGGTAGGCAATCCGAGACCTCCCCAGAACCTGGTCCCATTCTTCGCCGAGGATCCGGCAAAGGCCCTTGGATCCGATCGACCTGATCAGCGCGTGCTTGTCGTTGAGCTGGCGGAGGAGCGGGTTGATCGCATCCTCTCGCGCACGCTCGATCTGCCGGACCGCGTAGCGCTCGACCCCTGAACCTTTGTCAAGGACCGAGACGCTGATGCCAAAGTCCGGGTCAGTGATGACGCTGTAGATCAGGTCGTCATCGCAGCCTCCTCGGACCAACTCGCAACAGACGAAGAACAGCCACTCACTGCGACTGCTCCCGAACTTCTCGGGGTTGTCAGGGTCGATTCCCTGGACGATGCATACCTTGGCTTGGTCCGAGACCTCCTTGGGCAGGTCGTCAACCGAGGAGATGCGGGCAATGTTGCCGCTGATCTGGACCGTATTGCCTGAGAAGCCAGGGGCCTCCCCGCCTTGAACCTCTGTTGACTTGGTGAATCGCGCGATGTCGTGCGTGGTCTCGTTGAATTCGATCAGCGTGGAAGTCACTTCCACGCGGCCCTTCTTGCGCTTCTTCGGGTCAGGTCGGTTGACCGAGCCAGGGAGGCGCATGATGCGATCAACGTTATGGCAGTTGTCGCCGCCAAGGACCAGCTCCAGCTGCTTGTTCCAGCGCTTCGCGTCCTCGTACGTCTCGGCCGTTCCGTCGAGGAGGTGCGGAGTCTTCAAGCGCCAGAACGCTTGATAGCCGCCACCGGAGAACACGAGCGCCGTGGGCTTGGGGATTCCCTTGGCCGTAGGGTCAGACAGTAGGGCGAGGATGCGGGCGCGCTCCTGGCCCAGGTCCTCACCCGCTCGGGGATCGAGGTCCACGTGGAGCCAGGAGAGTGATGCGATGTGTTCTCGGCTGGGCTTCGTTTTCAGCGCTCGGACGCAGGGATTGACGGTGAAGTACAGGTTGTACTTCTTCTTGGTGCCCCACTCTTCGAGCCAAGCCTGCAGCTCCCTCAACGTAGGTTCGCCAAACGTCCCCGCCTCCAATCCCTTCTTGGCCGGGTCGATCGCAACGAGGATCCAGGGGCCTCCCGGAATCCACTGCTGAAGGAACGAGACCGAGACCGAGTAGTTGGGGGGAGTCATAGGTTGAGTGCTTCAGCAAGGCCCACTCGAAGGGTAGCAAGCGAGGTCCAGCGGGCTAGACAGAGATCGTACAAGATTCGACGAGGTTGGCGACCCAAGTGCTGCGCCGCCTCACGACCGGTGAAGAGAAGATACTCCCGATTGACCTGGAGCAATACGTGAATCCGGCCGCCACAGAACCAACGGCGCTCGTGCCAGATCCTCTGCTCCTGGGTGTAGTGGTCGAGCTTCAGCTCCGTTGCCTCACGCTTCGGCCAGGAGTCGGCCGCCTTCAACTCAAGGACGCCACCAACGTACTCCACGTCAGGGAAGCCAGGGTCAACGGGATTCTCCACCGGTCGGGCATCGAGCTTGGCCGCCCGGAGAATCTCAACGACATTGCTCCGCATCTGCTTCTCAGAGGTCATCCGTCAAGGTCTCCGTGGGCAGTATCGCCGACGTCAAGCAACGCTTCATCCATCATTTGGTACGCAGACGTTTGATCTTGGCCCCAACGCTCCTCCGCCTCGGATCGAGACATGCCATCACGGTTGGGGAGGACGACACGCGTGATGCCGCTCTGGATGATCGCCTTGGCACAACCGGTGCACGGCTCGAAGGTCGTGTACAGCGTGCAACCCTCAACTGGCCCGAGTGCGTTGAGGATCGCGTTCAATTCTGCGTGGACCACGTGAGCGTACTTTGTCGCACGTTCGTTGTAGCGCTCGGGTGAATCCTCCACTCCCCTGGGGAAACCATTGTACCCCATGGCAATGACCCGGCGCTTCTTATCCACGATGACCGCGCCCACCTTCATGCTGGGGTCCTTCGACCACATAGCCACGTGTCGCGCCAGCGCCATGAAACGCTCGTCCCACTTTGCGGTCGTCGGATCCTCATTGATCGTCATAGCCCCTCCTGATCTCATAGGCTCCCTGCCAACGAGGCTTCATGCGTTGGAACCCCTCCCAGGAAAGCTCACGTGCGGCCTCGGACTTGTATCCCCGGAACCTTGTCCACTCCTTCTCAGGGACAACGCATGTGAGACAAACCCGTCTGGGCTCAATACCGGGGAGACATCTCCACTCGATCGTCCAGGGTTTGATCACTCCATCTCCTTCAGGTCGGCCCAGTTGGGCCCAACCTCGATATCCACGCGATGGGGGACCTTGCAGCGTACCGCGTTCTTCATAATCTCGGCCAGAATCTTCGCAGGTTCGCGCCGGGAGAATGAACCGTCAAGCTCATCGTGAACCTGGAGGCTGATCGAGTCGTGCGCGAGGTCCTCGTGGACCAAGCCAGCTTCATCAGCATCCACGAGGGCCTTCTTGGTCTGGTCACCGGACGATCCCTGGATGGCCCGGTTGAACGCTTTGTGCGTCCAATCGTACCGCTCCCCTTTTGGGCCGGGAGACTGGCGGAGCGGGAACCGGCACTTGCGGCCGAGGATCGTCTTGATGTAGCCGTTGCGCTCTGCGAACTTCGTCACGCGTTTCGATGTGTTGCGAATCCACGGGAGCTTGCGATCGAACTCGTCGAGGATCTGTTGGCCCTCCGTTCCCGCAACCTCGATCATCTGACCGGACTTCCAGTGGGGGATAGACTTCGTGGGCAGCCCGAGGTCGTGGCAGAGCTTCGCTCCCCCCATGGAATAACACAACCCCAGAAAGATATTCTTGGCTCTGTTGCGGTGGAGCTTCCGCGTTGGCTTGTCCCAATTGTCCCAGGCTGCTTGGCCGTGGATCAGCTTGGTCATCATGTCGTGGTTGTCCGCCTTGGGGTCCGTGCGGTAGATATCCCCCGCATCACTCGCCCCTGGCTCCTTCAACGCTTCTGCGAAGTGCACCGCCCAACGAGGTTCCTGTTGGCTGAAGTCCTCGCAGATCCATTCTGCTCCGGGCTCTGGTAGGTATGACCTCCGCCATACCGGGCCGATCTCCTCGTCACGCGCTGGCTCCTGCTGTAGGTTCGGGTCGGAGCACGACAGCCTGCCGTAGCGGGCACCTCCGTCATCGTCCTGACCCGGCTTCTGAGCTCGGAGCTGGTTGAACGTCGGATGGATCCGACCCTTGACCGCGTGCTCGCGTCGGCTCGCAACGAACGAGCCTCTGAGCTTGTTGAACCGGCGGGCACGATTGATCAGGCCGCCAATCTCCCCGTGGAGTGAATCGAGGAACGCCTTGGTGAGCGAATCCTGGCCTGTAGGGTGGCCCTTCGTCGGTGATGTTCGGGGGATCGCCACGCCCATGTATCTCACGAGCGGCACGAGGGCCGCAGTCCGAGTCGTGTCCGCGCTCGTGAGCCCGATCCCCGTCAGGCGCTTCAGCTCCGCCAGCGCCTTGGCCTCCTCAAGGATACTCCAGGCCTCGATTCGGTCCAGCTGGTCGAAGTCGAGGCGGACTCCGCGCCGTCGCATCTTGAGCAGGACCGGCATCAAGCGACATTCCAGGTTGTATATCCCCCAGAGGTCCTCAGAGTCGATCTGCCGCTCCTGGGATCGGATCAATTGAAGTGGGAGCCGAGCATCCTGCTCCGCATAGGCCCCCACAAAGCGTGAGTGTAGCCTCCACATGTCCGCCTTCGGATGGATGCCAAGGGCCGCCGCCACTCCCTGCAGCAGCACGTCGTCCTTCCCGGGGAATCCCCGCCGACTGGCAATGGCGTCGAGGCCGTACGTGAATTGGAGCTCATCCAGGAGCGGTTCGGCAATCTGAACATCGCGGAAGAAGCGTGGATTGAATCGCACGTCCTCCTCCGCCAGGAAGTCAAGATCATATTGACCATTTGCCGTCACCAAGTCGCCTTTGAATGCTCGGCCTTGGTCTCGAAGGTAGGCGAACACGTGAGTGGGGTCGAGGTTCCCACCAGCTTCGTGGGCCACCGGGAGGTAGTGTGCCGGACCATCCTCGATGGCGAACGAGACGCCCGTGATGTACGCCCCTCGCCGGACTCCTGGCCCCAGGTCCTTCAAACTCGGGTCACGAGTCTCGATGTCCACTGCTACTCTCTGGGCGTCTGCCCAACAGGGGAGCGTGGAGACCGTTGGAGGGGTCCAGGTTGACCGGGGAGTGAAGGCCGGGAGGATCATCGGTTGTCGCGGTGCGCGCCGTGGATCTTCCCTCGGGCGATCAGCTCGGACTCGACCAGGAGCAAGTAGCGCCGCAGGTCACGAACGTCGTCAATCACGCCCTCTGATCGGAGGTCCATCTCGGCCAGCTTGAAGATGTCGTAGGGTGCGCCTCCATGACCCATCCCCGGCTTCAGTGCCTCCTCCAGGCGGTCCCACTTCCGCGCCAGCATCATGAATGCTCCAACGCCTCCGCGCTTCTTCCATGAGTCGCCGTAGGATGCCTGCGCCTTCTTCAGGCCCTCCACGTCCGCGTCCGCGATCGTCTGAAGGTGGTCGATGTTTGACGTCATGGCTGGATCAGGTCGCTGGTTCGGGTCCATTGGTAGTCGTCCAGGAAGGTTCGGATGGGGCTGGGGAGGGTCGCCAGAGTAAAGTGTTGATTGAGATTGGTGATCACAGCCTGGGCGTTCACATTGCCCAAGGCAATCTGATCGTGTGACCAGAGATACAGCTCCAGGGCATCGACAGCCTTGAGCCATTCCGATTCCGTCGTGGTGAGTGTCGTCGAGAGGTCCAAACGCTGAATGCAGACCTCCTCCAGCTGGCTCATGATTTGGCCGAGGTAGGACACCGCCCACTTGGCCGGGGCGGGAAGATCTCCGCACCAGCGCTCGCCGTAGTCGTGAACGTGGATCGCCTTCACCACCTCCAGCGACGGCTCCGGACACAGGGCGAGGTACAAGCTCACCATGTCATGGGAATGCTGGCCGATTGAGTAGGAACCGTGATGGGGAAGAGTGTGGCAGCGCTCCACCTTGGAGCACTCGCGCATCTTGATGACTTGAAGAGTCTTCTGGTTCATGCCTTTGCCTTTGCTTCGCGTCGGTCGAGCCATTCCTGGCAGGCGAGTCTCCAATCCTCGGCCTGGCAGGACCGTAGCACGGTCCTGGCGTTGGAGAAGCGGTTGGGGTCGTCGTGGTCCTTGAACGAAACGTATGTCAGCCACAGCGGCTTGGCGACGTGGGCGAAGAACGGGTCACGATACTCCGCCCGGTGCTGGAGGTCCATAAAGGTCTCCAATTCCAGACGCCAGCTATTGAACTCGGTCGAGATCATGGGGAAGCACTCGATGCGTCCCTCACTGTAGTCGTCGAGGTATCTGGTGGGGGGCATCGGGGCAAGAGCCGCCAGCATGTGCATCAGCGGCCAATGGGGCTTGTACACGTGTGTATTCGAGGACACCTGGGTGTACGTTCCGACATCTCGACCGAGGGCGGACGCCATGTACTCCTGAAGCATGGAGAAGTGAACCGCGTTGGCCCCGTAGGCTCCCCAGATCAGGTCGTTGGACCGATTGTACACGACCATATCCAGGTGGCCGTTGGAGCCTACTTGGAACGTCGCGTTGAGGTTGCAGGGGATGTCCTTGGACTCTGAGCCAAGGTCGTCGAATCCGTCCCACATGGAGAGGACTTGACGACGGCAATCCGGGTTCCGCTTCAGCGCCTCGATGATCAGGGCAAGCTGGTCCGAGCCGAACCACT